CAGAAACAAGCACAGCGTCCTCGTATTGATGAGGAAGTGGTACAAGAAGATGATCCAACACCTGTTGCTGCTGCAGCAGTTGCTTCAGCACCTGATGCTGATGAGGATGATGCTTTAAGTTATTTCCAGAAACTTGCTGAGGAATAATTAACCCAAGTTCGGGTTGGATGCTCTCTTGAGAACTGGGTTTATATATTCTGTAGACTGTTCATAATCCAAGAGAGTTTCTATATCATCTAATACTATTGACACATATTCAGACTTTAGGAGGTTAATGTTTCTTTTATCCTCTTGAAGTCTGTCTTCATATGTACGGTAAGTGATGCCTTGTATTGGACTTACTTCAACTATCTTATTGGTTCCACTGTCTAAGAAACTTACTTTATATGTTGAATCAACTTTCATTTCTTTGGGAACAAATACTTTTCCTTCAGAGTCTTTTATCTCTTCAGTCTCGTAGAATTTAATAACATCTAGTGCATTAGTATCGTTACCATATTTTTCAATCAAATAGTTTCTATAATCTTGTTGGGTTAATGGCCATTCATCTCTTACATTGACAATATTGTTTGAGAGGAGGACAATCCAATCTAAAGTTGAATCTCCATAGATTTTGTATGCAACTTCATCTGGACGTTCATCACCAACGATTTGATACTTGGTGAATGACATGAAGTCTGTAAATAAATCTTCTCTTATTACAGGTCTACGGAAAAGATTTTTAACAGTAATAAAATCCTTATTAGTTTTTCTCTCATTGATACGAGAGATGTACTCAAAGTTTGGTAGGTTGCGGAAGTATCTAGACATTTTAGAATCCTATTACGTTGTCGTTATCACCATCCAACTCTGAGTAATCCATATCTACAATTGGATCGAGTTCTGTGAATGACATACTTATATCGTAAGCAGTCATAGATGAGTTGGGTAAGGTCATGTAAGTATTATCAGGTACATAGTTCACAGTGAAACTCTTACAAGCACATTTCTTTATGGTGTTGATAAATGTGTGCTGTTTCCCTTGCTTGTTGTAGAATCTAGGTTGGAATATATTAGGAGAACTAAGGAACAAATTTGTTGTAGTTTCTTTTACTGACATTCCTTGTTTAAAAAATCTAATGATACTTCTAACCATTCTTGATTCTAAATCACTCCTTGGTGTAAGTCTAAAACTATATTGAAACTCACGTAAGGTAGGACCATTGAAGATAAGTTCCAAGTTTGGATTTAACATCTGCCCATTCAACCTTCCCAACACTTCATTAGTACTTTTATTAATTCCAGGTAGACCACCTAAAAGGAAGGCTTGAATTGCTTGTTTTCCTCCTTGTGTATTATTTCCAAGGGCATTTAAACCATTTTCTACTTCTGCTTGAACTGCTCCAATGAAATTACCTGAATTCATAATTCTAGCACCAGCCTGCAACCCACCCATTTGCAGGTCATTAAATTCACTGTTGTTCCAACTGACAGCATTAGTGTCTGCTAATTGACTAGGTATAGGAAGAGTGACAGATCCTATTGATGATTTATGTCTGCGGTCTGCTCTTCTTTCTCTTCCACTAGTTGCACCTACTTCAGAGAGTGGGACATATGCAAATTGTCTGATGGTCATGTAATCAATACCATCTAGAGTAAGAGGATATTTTAAATTACCATATCGTTTTCTAGCTACTGGTTCTGCACGTGGTGGTATTGCTGGTTGCATTGCTTCTCCTTTATCTCCATCGTTACCTGCAGCAGAACTACCAGTGTTTAGTTGTTTATTTGCTCCGTTTACTTTAGATCCCCATGCGTCTACAGTTTCATTACTAACTTTATTACTGTTAAGAATATTTCCCATCTGAGATCTGAGTTGGGAACCAGCAGATGCTGTCATCCCACTACCAGGAGTTTCACCACTCCATATACTTCCATCAGAACCTGCAAACAGACCATCAATACCCTGAGTGTATTCTGTTCCATCAACAGTTACTGTTGCAGATTTATTAGGATTATCTGGATCAAAGGACAAGACTGCCCTTCCATCATTTGTTAAAACACTAGCGTTTGTTAATCCCACAGTTATCTTTTTAGTTATTTAGAACAAAATTTTGATAAGGTATTGTCTTTAGTTCATCAATCTCTGATGGATTGACATAATATAATTGTCCTACTACTTCCATGAAGGTATAGTTTCTCATTCTATTCCAATGAAAGTTGTATCCTTTGAATCCATTTGGCATGTATTCAGTCACAGCAACCAAAGGATTAGTATCGTATGTAATGTTAGGAGTCTTTGCTTTGTAGATGAATGTGTAGTAGTTTCCTAAGTCAGGTACTGGTGTTACACCATCAGACAAACGGTCAATAATATCTACCATTAAATCATCAGCATCTTCTACACCAGTAAGGTTCTTCACTATACCAGTGAGTCTATTTTCGTAGGGTTCATTTAATGCCAAGTTCTTTTTCCGTAACGACTTTAAAATTTAATTGTCTCATCTCACAGAATGACCTAGCAGCTTTCCATTTTGCTTGGTTCTTTGCATACTCTGCCACTTCACGTATGAAGGTTCGTTTTTGTTTCTTCCCTTTTGTGGGAGGAATACATTGCTTCATTGGTTTAACTTCAATTACATATCTTTTAATCTTACCATCACTCTCTTTGATCTTCATGTAGAAGTCTGGGAAGTAACGGTGAGGTCTATTGTCTAGAGGAGATATGTATGGTATAAAAAATTCTTCACTACCCCATTCAAGTATATTTACATTACGATCACACCATTTCATAAATTTTAGTTCCCAAAGGGATCTATAAATGATGTTTCTTGAGTCTCCTTTGTACTTATTAGAGTGAGATGGGGTAAACTTACCTTTATAGGACATACATAGTATAGGGAAACACCATATGGTATTTAGATGGCTGGGAACATACCAGGTACTCGATACAGTACAGCAAGATTTTTAAGTAGGTTTGGTAATCTGGCACAGAGCAGTCAGTACAGGTCTCATATTGGATTTAATCAGAATCTTTATAATGCATTAGTAGCAAATGATATACCTCGCTCATTATTAAGTGAAGTTGGGATGCTATGTAAAGCAACCTCACTTCCTGGTTCTCAAGTATCAACACATGATGTAAGAGATTTCTATGGTGTGGTACAGAAGAGTGCATACATGCGTCAGTTTGATAATACTATTGACTTGACATTTTATATTGATTCTAACTATCAGATCATGTATTTGTTTGAAGCATGGATGGAATATATTATGCCATTGGTAGGGAAGAATCCAAAATCTAGTACTTCATCTTTCGTTGCTAACTATCCAGACAATTATAAGTGTGATTTACATCTTTATAAGTTTAATAAAGATATGGATGCTCCTTGGAGGGTAGTTAATCCATTCGGACCTAAAGGATCTATTGTTTATTCCTTTATCAATGTCTTCCCACAGAATATATCATCAGCTGATGTATCTTATGACCCATCACAGAACCTTGAGTTTACTGTGACCTTCTCTTATGAAAGATATATTACAAACAAGACTGGTATTAGAAATCCAGGTAATCTTGGACAGGATAGTTTCTCTGGTCGTTCACAACCATTGAAGAATACTTCTAAGGATAATCCTTCTAATCCTATTCTTAATAGGGGTGGATCCAAGGCTGTCATAACAGAGGAATCTCAGGAACTTACTAAGGATATAGGACAGAAACAGTATCCTATAGATAGTGGACAGAATACTAACTCAACTGTTAACCAAGAGATTGGAGAACCTGGAACAGGTAGTCAAGCAACTAAGGGTAATACAAATATTGATGGTTTAGTAGGTGACTTTGGTTCTTTAGATTCTTCAGCAGGAGAAACTAGTGGTGATAAGAGTCTTAGGAAGTTTGGTACAGGAAGTAACAGCATCGCATAAAGTCGCTAAATAAAAACACATAATATTATATTTTGTTATGCCTTTACCAAAGATTAGTACGCCAAGTTATGAACTTGAGTTGCCATCTACAGGAGAAACAATAACCTATAGACCTTTCTTAGTAAGAGAAGAGAAACTTCTTGTACTTGCTATGGAGAGTGAGAATCAAAAGGATATATCTAGAGCAATCAAAGAAGTTCTAAAGTCTTGTATCAAATCTAATGTCAAAGTAGATGCACTTCCTACATTTGATATTGAATATCTTTTCCTTAACATCAGAGGTAAATCTGTTGGTGAGGAGATTGAAGTTACTATCACATGTCCAGATGATGAGAAGACTGAGGTTGATATAGTCATCCCTATTGATGAGATAGAAGTTCAGAAGTCTAAGAAGCATAAGAATACTATTAAACTTGATGATACTCTTAGTATGAAGATGAAGTATCCTTCACTGGAACAATTCATTCAGACTAATTTTGATGTGAGTGGATCTAAAGGTTCTCAACTAGAACAATCTTTTGATCTCATTTCTCAGTGTATCGATACTATATACAGTGATGAAGAAGCATGGCCTGCTGCAGAGTCTAGTAAGAAAGAACTCAGTGAGTTTCTTGAGCAGTTAAATACTACTCAGTTCCAAGACATTGAGAACTTCTTTGAGACTATGCCTAAATTATCTTATGATGTTAAGGTTACCAATCCTAAGACCAAGAAGAAGAGCACTGTTACTCTGGAGGGGTTAGCGTCTTTTTTCGGGTAGCGATGTCTCATATGAGTCTTGAGGCATACTTTAGGATTAATTTTTCCTTAATGCAGTACCATAAATATAGCTTGACAGAGATAGAAAACATGATCCCTTGGGAACGTGATGTCTATGTTGACCTCCTCAAACAACACATAGAGGAAGAGAAGGAAAGGCAAAAACAGGATGGCAATTAACGCTAACAACTTTTTTAATCTTGAAGAGGAGGCTAGGACTCAGGGGACTTTGGGTGGCAAAAAATTGACACCTGAACAAAGGAAAGAAGCGTTTAAGAAGCAAGGTAAGATAGAATTTAAGACTTTTGTTGAGAAGGTTTTAAATAAAAAAGAACCTATGAAATCTGTTGCCCCTAAGTCATTGGGTGGTGGTGTAACAAAAGCATTACCTGCCTTTAAAGCAGTACAAGGTGCAGCACCAGAAAAAAGTGAGGTAGCAGAGAGAGTAGCGAATGCTTTTGATAGTAGACTGGATGATTTACTAAAAAATATTAGAGAGGATGTAGGTGGTATTCTTGCTGTAGTGGAAAAGCAAACTGATATAGATGAGGAACAAGCAGTAGAAGAGAAACAAGAGAATGAGAAAACAAAACGTAAAGCAAAAGAAGAAAAATCAGAGAGTAAAGATAAGAAACCAAAGACATCAGGTTTTCTTAAGACATTAACCAAACCTGTCATGGGTTTATGGGAAAGTATTGTTAAAGGTTTTACGAACTTGTTGTTGGGTTGGGGACTTACTAAATTCTTAACTTGGTTTGGTAATCCTAAGAATATAGAGAGTGTAAAAGCATTTAAAGAGTTTATAGTCAATGCTGTACCTGTCATACTCAAGGGTATACTTGCACTCATTGCTCTTGACATAGGATTAAAGGTATTAAAGTTTGTTAAATTAATAGCACTTGGTAGTGCTCAGTTATTAACAGGACTACTTGGGTTATCTAAAAAAATTATGTTGTGGGCTGCAGCTAACCCTTGGATTGCTGGAGCGATAGGTCTTGGTCTAGTTACCTATGGCATAGGTAAGATGTTGAATAAGGATAAGGAAGGAGAGAATTTAGCAGAAGCACAGAATCAATCAACAAAAGCAATAATAGATGAAGGAGATATGAATGCGGGTGAGGCAGATGTATTAAGTCAGTCAGTGGTGACTACTGATAGTAATAGGATGTCTAATACAAATCTAAGAAGCAATAATGATATGCTTCAATTAAGGAATGATCCCTTAGGTGGTGGGTTTAATAAGTTTAATGAAGGTGGTTTTGTATCAGGGCCTGAAGGAGTAGATAGAGTACCTGCAAAACTAACTGCTGGTGAATTTGTAATGAGTAAGGGTGCTGTACAAGAGTATGGTACTGAAACTCTTGCAGGTATGAATGCTGCTGGTGGTGGAACCAATAGACCTAAAGGAAATAAGTTTGAAGGTGGTGGTCTTGTAGGAAATTTAAATACAATGACTAAATCTAAAGGACCAAGTGAAGGTGGTCTTGGTATGACTGGTGGTGGTAAGAATTTTATTGGCAGTGACCAAAAAAATCTAAGATTTACAGGCCCTAAAAAAGAAGCATACTTCTTAAGGGTTAAGAAGAAGACTGGTGAGATACAGATATGGAACGAAGAGTTTCTTTCTGATAAGTTTATTGGATCAATGGATCCAAATACTAAGAAAATAGATTACAATAATAATCTATGGGGTGGAGCAAGAGGATTTGAGAAAGACTTCTTTAACAAACAAAAGAATAAGCAGATGGTTCTTAGTAGAGCAAGTAATTTAATAAAGAAATCTAGTGTTGCAGGAGAGATAACTGAAAAGAAAGCAGATCAACTTATCAATAACCCTCCAGGTAAACAGAAGAAAGGTAAGGTGATTCCAGTCACTACTGGTGGAGGTGGTGGAGGATCTCAAGGTGGAGGTGGTGGTGGTGAAACACCACAAGAGTTAATGTTCTCTGCTATTGATAAACAAAATCATTATAGATCAATGGTTGCAGCAATGTGTAACATACTAGAGGATGTATAATGGTAGGACTAATAGGAAACCTTGCTAAGGGAGCATTAAGTAAACCTAAGCAACAAAAGGTATCATCTCAACAACTTACTAAAGATGTAGACAATAAGAAAGATAAGTCTAGTCCAAAGGGTGCTTTAGTCCCCTCACTTGGTGGTGGTATTGTTAAGATTATAGATGTAAAAACACCAGTCAAGAAAGATGTTGTTACTGGTGGTGATCCTGCTCTAGAGCAGATGAAGATCATCAATACTAAAACGTTTGATATTATAAAAGCATTAAAAGGACAGCAAGTTTCAAAGAAAAAGAAATCTAAGACAAAGAAGAATCTTTTTCAATGGATGACACGAAAGAAAAGGGAAGATGATAGAGAAGGAAAAGAAGGAGGAGGCCTCAAGTTACCTTTGATAGGAAAGGTAGGACAGAGTGCAGGTAATTTACTTTCTGCCATATTAAAAACTCTTGCTATATTATTTGCTGGATGGTTGACAAAGTACCTCCCTCAGATTATTGAAACTGTTCGTAAGTTTGTTGATATTGTTGGTAAGATACTTAACTTTGTCAAACCAATTGCAATATTGTTATTTGATATAGGTAAGTGGATTGTTACTAATGGTACTAAACTCGCTGCTAAGTTGGTAGGAGTTGATCCAAAAATTATTGAAGAGAATAGTATTATCCAGAACCTTAATGAAATACAAAAAAGATTTCCATTACTTGAAGCAGCCTTTGCTGCGTTCCTTGTGTATAAAGGGATTGGTGGTATTAAAAAGATAACACAACCTCGTGGACAACAACCAAGAGGTTCAGGAAGACAAAATTTACCAAAAGGGCAGGGTGGTAATAGATTTAATGCACAAAGAAGTAGACTTAGGACAAGTAGTGCTACTCAACAAGTACGAAATAGATTTGCACGAAGATTTGGTGGTGATGCAGCACGTAGAAGATTTGCTGGTAACGTAGGAGGAAGAGTTGTTAGTAGATCGCAAAGACTTATGACTGGTTTACGTGCTGGAGCTTCTAAATCGAAAGCACTATTGGGTAAGGTAGGTAAGATTGCTAAACTACCTGTTATTGGTGGACTTGTTGTTGCAGTTACTCAGTTGATTGCAGGAGAACCACTTGGTAAAGCATTGTTTATGGGAGTAGGTGCTGGTATTGGTGGTATTCTTGGTGGATTAATTGGTGCTGCTGGTGGACCTCTTGCTGTTGTTGGTGCTATTATGGGTGAGATGCTTGGTACATTTGTTGGTGAGTTATTATATGAAGGGTTTATGGGTAAAGGATGGGGTGCTGCTGGTGAGAAACTTAAAGAAACATTAGGAGGTATCTGGAAGAATGTAGGGAAACCATTAGTTGATTGGGTTAAGGGTGTGTTTGGTACGTTTATAGAAAAATTCAAAGAAGAAAATAAAATCTTGGGTCAAACTAATTGGATTAATATATTGAATCCACTTATAACTGCTCCTCTTTTATTCAAATCTTTCTTTGCACCACCTAAAGATGATGGAGTGAAAAGAAATATCATTGGAGTTGAAATGAAAGATCAAGGAGGTGGATCCACTGAGGTAGATGTAGAACAGACAACTGATGCTGGTGATCTTGAATTTACTGGAACCTCAGATACTCAATCATCTAATGCAAATGCTATTGGTGAGTCTGCTTCTTATGATAAAGTAGAAGGAGGTGACACAATAATTATAAGTAGTAGTGGTGGTGCTATTCCTTCTGGTGGAGGTGGTGGTTCATCCTTGAGTTTAGTTGGTGGTAGCGATTTCCATAGGGCTGCACAGTTAAATAGAAAGAAGTCTAACCTTGCAAAAGTCTGGGCATAAACATGGCAACAAGAGATTATCAAGACGTATTTGTAAATCAAAAGTTTCTGGGCAGAGGTGCTGAGAAAGCAGAGATTAAAAAACTTACTGCAAAGAATCAAAAGACTGGAAGGGGTGTTGATCTTACTGGTGGTTTAGTTGAACTAAAATATTTTGAAAGTATTTTGTCCAATAATATTACAGGAAGAATGATCATTGCAGACACTGGTTCTTCTGTACCTGTAGATGAGGAGTTGAAGAATGTACTAGATGGATTACCTATAAGAGGTGGTGAGAATATTGATCTTAATATGTTAGATACTGAGGGTAATCAGATTAAATTAGAAGGTGCAGAAAGTGGAGATGGATTGTATGTTAATAGAGTGACAGAAGGTTATACTGATGAGAGTATGACTAAGACATTAATTCAACTTGATTTATGTACTAAGGAATTTTTTAGCAATGAACAGACTAGAGTGCCTGGTAGGTATAGTGGTAAGATATCAGAGTCTGTTGAAAAAATATTAAAGAATAGATTAAAGACTGATAAGAACCTTGACATTGAGGAGACTGCTAACAGTTATAATTTTATTGGTAATGATAACAAACCATTTTATACTGTGACTTGGTTGATGACTAAGGGTATCCCTGCTGATGGTGCTTATGGTAAGACTGCTGGTTTCTTTTTCTTTGAGAATAAAGAAGGATTTAAATTTAAATCAGTTGAGTCATTGATAGGGCCTACACAAGGTGGTGGTAGTGCAGATAAGAAGAAGACAAAGAAGTTTCAATACACGGGTACGAAAAATAATAAGAAAGGATATAAAACAATAAAACAATTTAAAATTAATAAGAATATTGATGTGCAAGAAAAACTTACTATCGGTGCATACAATAACAGTACTACTTTCTTTAATCCATATGATTTTACTGTGAAGAGTAAAGACTTTTCGATGGAAGAGGATCAAGTAGGTAAAGTAAAGAGTGCTGGTAAAGAAATAGCATTTGTTGCAAAAGAGTTTAGAGCAGGGCCTACCAGAGGTATGAGTGCCATACTTGATATGGGAACATTACCTGTTGGAGTTGGAGCAACGGAGCAAGTAGAGAATTGGAAGAAGGATAAGGAAAATTTAAATGATAAGGTGAGAGAAAGAATGTCTCAGTCCGTTACTAGATATAATCAAATCTTCTCAGTTAGTGTTGATGTCCTGATAGATGGTGACTTTTCTTTGAAGGCTGGTGATACAATATACTGTGAGTTCCCTGACATATCTGCTAAAAAGGAAGTAAGTAAGCAGACTAGTGGTCTATATTTGATTGCTAGTCTATGTCATAAGGTTGCTGGAGGAAAGGCCAGCACTTCTTTGAACCTTATTCGTGATTCCTTTGGAAAGAAAGGGGCTTAAATAAAGTAGGAGCAATTTAACTATGACAACCAAAACACCCGACCACGATTTGAATCATGAAGTTTACATTGATCCTAAGGATCATAAGGAACACATTAATCATGGTATGATTGAATATACTGAAGAAGATTTGAAGATGCACAACGATGCATTTCACAACCACACCGAAGAGGAAGTGGAACCTAATGAGGGTAAGATTAATGACTGGCACACACGTCACGAAGATAAGCACTTAGAAGTTTATTGTGACAACCATCCAGATTCACTAGAATGTAGAGTGTATGACGACTAATGATTGATGAGTCTCTGTTAAAAAGTCATAATATAGGTAAGGATGGATTCTCCTGGTGGATAGGACAGGTATGTGAGTCCGATACTTGGGCAGCTAATTTTCCTGAGTTACCTGTTGATACTGATAAAGATCTACCAGGATTTAGAAGAAGAGTTAAGGTATCAATCCTTAATTATCATACGTATTCAAAGGAAGAGTTACCTAATGATGATTTGCCTTGGGCATATTGTCTGATGCCTACCAGTGCTGGTGGTGGTTCAGGTGGATTCTCTGAGTCACTTGCCCTCACTGGTGGTGAGTGGGTGTTTGGTTTCTTTTTAGATGGTAGTGATGGTCAGCAACCAGTTATCATAGGACTCTTTGATAAGTCAACACAAGAAGATTTTAGGAAAGATATACCAGACATTCGTTATGAACCTTTCTCTGGTTTCACTAACGAAAAACCAGCACCTCTTACTAGTATTAAAAAACTTGATACAGTAGAGTCAGAAGGCACAGGAGATGCTGATCAACAAATAGGTGGTGGTGAAGTAAAGACACAGAAAGAAAAGTTTATAGAATCTGCTACGCAAGAACAAAGTAATTATTCTGAGGTAATAACACAGGCAGAAGTTTTTGTTAAAAAGAATTTAGAAGCCACTGGCAACATGCAAGTGGCAGATAACTCTGAGTGTATGGACTATCAAGATGTGATTAGTCTTAATATGCAGAGGTATTCAAAATCAAACATAATAATGGAAGAAACCAATGGAGTCACTAAAGAAAAAGAAGGACTCAAGATTGGTAATATTAAAGGAGAGGAGAAGAGATTAGCATCTATTATTGCTACTGCAATGAAATCATTTCAGGTTAAAGCAATGGGTGCTACTCTAGAGAAGATGGCAATGTCTGCCTCTAAATTTAGTAGTATCGCTCCATTGAGTGAGATGATAAAGTTCTCTAAGGCTCAAGAAGAGTCATCTTCTAAACTTATTGGAACGTTTTCTCAAATTATTAGTGCTCTTCCTTTAGATGCGGATAACTTTGTTAAAGAAACTAAAGGTAAACTTGTAAGTCAACCACCATGTGTTGTGGAGAATTATACAGGAGCATTGTTGGGTAAGTCTTTGGGTAGTATTGATTCAAAGATGAATGGTATAATGGGGGATGTTAATAAGGCACTTGCTTCAGTAGATAAGGGAGGTTCCTTTGCCAAGATGGGTATGGGTGCTGCCAAGTCTTTGATGGGTGGTGGTGGACTTGATTCCATTCTTTCCGAAGGATTAAATTCTTTGGGTGGTATGAGTATTGGGTTGGATGGTATCCAAAAGTTTAGTTCATCATTTAAAAAAGTTTATCCTGGTTCGATGCCACTTCCTTGTCCTAAAGGAAAAGAACTGAGTGCTTTGAGTGGTGGTATGCCATTACCTCCACAAATGGAGAAGATGGGTAATGTTTTAGAGAAATTTGCAGCAGATAGTACTGGACTTTCACAGTTAGCATCAGGTATTAGTAATTTTACTGATGTTAATTCACTCTTTAGTACTGCTATTGACCTTGATAATACTAATCTAGCAGATCTAGGTGGACTGGGTGGTATCACAGATGCTTTAGGTAAG